GGCGGATACGGGCCGCGAAGCCCTGGCGCTGCGCATCTTGGCTACTCTGGCGACACCGCCAGCGGCGCACGCGGGACAATCGGCATGGGCGTAGGGCAGGCAAGCATGAGTGACGTCGAGGCCATGCTTTCGTCGGGCGCTGGCAGAGGTAGGAACTTTGGTAGCCAAGCCATGCCTTTTCACGAGATCAACGAAGATCGAAGGGAAGCCAAGGCGGCAGGCATGACGTTGCGGCAGTATCGGGCCGCGCTTGGCAAGCCGGGGTTTGGGCTGTAGTCATGGCTGTGCGCAAGAACAAACCTGCCAAGGAGCGCAAAGACGGGCGTCGCAAGAACGGCGTTCCCAGGGCGCACGGTAACGGCTACGTCAACACCAAGACACCGGAAGCGGTCGCGGAAATTCTCGACAGGCTCAAGGATGGCGAGCCCTTGCTTGTGATCTGTCGTGATCCGCACCTTCCGGCGGCACGCACGTTCCAAGATTGGTACGCGGCGGACCAGGAATTGCATGCGGACTACATGATCGCTCGTTCGCTAGGCTGGGACGCCATCGCGCACCGCACCAGATCCATCGCGCGTGGGGCAGAAGGCTCATCCGGCGATATCCAACGCGACAAGCTCATCATCGACACGGACCTGCGCTTGCTTGCCAAGTGGGACTCCGGGCGGTATGGCGACAAGCTGACGCAAGAGATCACGGGTAAGGACGGCGGACCAATCGAACACAAATACGCGGGGCTGACAGACGAGCAGCTAGAAGCCGAGATTGCTCGGCGAATGGCACAACTGACTTGAGGGCATCATGGCTACGACAACGATCATCGCGGCAAAAACGGCGGCGGAAACCGTGCTTTTGGACACGGGCAACTACTCCCGCGTGACGCTGGCTGCTGGCGGGCTGGCTGGGGCGGAAGTCCTGACGGTCACTATCGTCATGCCAGACGGCACGCTGGTCACGGCCAAGGACGAGAGCGGGGCGGCTGCGGCAGTGTCGGCAACCGCGAACAGCATCGTCCTGGCTGGTGGCCCAACGTACTCCATCGGAAAGCCCACGACGGCTGGAGCCGCATCTGTCGCGTTTTCCCCGTGCAGCAACAACTGACCGGATTCAAGCGTTCCACCCGACCGCCGAAAGGCGGTTTTTATGCCTCCGCTTCGGCGGCTCAACTTTGAGAGGTATTTATGAGCAAGACACGAGATTCATTCGTTCAACTGGCAAACAAGGCGGGCTGGCCGGTTTTACAACAGGCACTGCGCGCCGCGTTTGCGGCAGAGCATGCCGTCAAGCCTGCAACCACGGCACGCGCATCGAACGCCACAATTTCGGCAGACCCCGATTTGGTGGTTACACTGTTGGCCGGTGTCCCATACCTGATCGAAGTCACACTTCCTATCACCACGGGAGCAACGCCAGGTTTCCAGTTTGATTTCACTGGCGGAACCCTTGGCACCACGCAAACGGACTACTTTGTCGGCGTGGCCACGCTGTACACCGCAAACCAAGCGGCTGTTGCGGCTGTGGATATCGCAGCGGTCAACACGGCGGTAAGCCCAACGGCGGCAAACCACACGCGCGGTTATGCGACTGTCACGGCCAAGTTCAACACGTCGGGCACCTTGGCGCTTGCTTGGGCGCAGAAGGCGTCAAACGGAACGGCGGCTCAGTTGCTTGCCGGTGCACGCTTGACCGCAACGCCGCTGGATCTGGTCACTGGCCGGTGATGGCGATGAATACTAGGGGGAGTGCCCCCGGAGCCGGTGGAATCCCGGCATTGACATGGTGAGTGCATGCGTGACCCGCGGATTGAAATCCTTGAGCTGATCGACGAGCGGGAAAGGCGCGCACGGTTCAACAAGATTGCCAGGTTCTACCCTGATATCGGGCCATTACGGCGCGAGTTGTATCCAAAGCACATGCGCGTCTTTGAGGGTGGCGCGACATGCCGAGAACGCTGCATGCAAGGCGGAAACGGCACTGGCAAGACGGAAGGCGTAGGGGCGTACGAGGTCACGCTTCACGCAACAGGCGAATACCCGGATTGGTGGGTCGGCAGGCGGTACGACCGACCGACTGATATCTGGGTCGCTGGCGACACGAAAGAGACGGTCCGCGACATCACGCAGGTCAAGCTGATCGGGGATGTTGCGAAAGGCGGAATCGGTGCGCTGGGGACCGGGATGATCCCGCGAGCCGCGATGCTTGATCCGGATGGGAAGTTCACGGGCAAGTTCAGGCAAGGCACGAACTACGCTTGCGACTTCGTGCGGGTCAAGCACAAGTCCGGCGGTCATTCGACGATCGGGTTCAAGAGCTACGACCAGCGTCGCGAGTCATTTCAGGGCACGGAAAAGGATCTGATCTGGCTCGACGAAGAGCCACCAATGGACATCTACACGGAATGCCTTTTCCGAGGGCGAACCGTGAACGGCATGATCCTGCTCACGTTTACCCCGTTGTCCGGGCCAACAGATGTTGTCCGGTCATTTGGCCGAACCGCAGAGGACGGGTCAAGCAAGATGCTGGTGAAGTGCCGGTGGGACGATGTCCCGCACCTGACCGAAGAAGAGAAAGCGCAGATGCTGGCGGGTTGTCCGCCATATCTGCGAGAGGCGCGCATGAACGGCGAGGCCGTTGCTGGCGCTGGGAGGATTTACCCGGTGGATGAGTCCGAGTTTGTCATCAAACCGTTGAAAAGCATCCCCGACCACTGGCCGCGCATCTTCGGGATTGACTGCGGATGGCGGATGACGGCGGCGGTATGGCTGGCGCATGACCGCGACACGGATATTGTTTACATGTATTCAGACTACTACCGGGGTGAGGCCGAAGTTCCGATCCACGCGTCGGCTGTAAAGGCGCACGGCCATTGGATACCTGGCATTGGCGACGTGGCGGGCGGGTCACAAACCACGGGCGACACGTTCATGGACCTGTACCGCAAGCAAGGCTTGATTGTCAGGCTGCCGAACAAGGCGGTCGAGGCTGGCATTGCGACGGTTCTGGAAAGACTGTCAACAGGTCGGCTCAAGGTCTACAACACTTGCGAGAAGTTCCTGGACGAGCTTCGGCGCTACTCGTACGACGACAAGGGCCGCGTGCGGAAAGAGGATGATCACGGTTTGGACGCCATGCGTTACGCAATTATGGGGCTTGAGCATGCGCGGGTGCGCAGAGCAGACCCACTACCAAGCACGGCAGAACAGACGTTCGGCTTGTACTAGGAACCCACGACCTTGAACGAAGAACTGACCATCGGCGTTGTGACCGATGCAAACCCGGCTGATCCTGAATCAATCGAAGCGTTGCGTGTTGCGGTTGCGCTCGCCGAGGAAATGGCGAAGGAGGCGAAGATACGCAAGCTGGTGGCCATGAAGAACTTGGTCAGAAGGCTGTCTGAAGAACGGGATGAGCTTATCAAGGCCAAGCGCGACATCGACATGATGATGTTGGACTCGCGCAGGATTTACCGTGGAGATGACGCGTACAACGACGCGACGAAGGCCCAGCCGGTTAGTTCGGATGGGGCGAGCAATCCACCCAGACAGAAATTGCTGAAGGCCAGGACGGATCGATGGGAAGCGCGCATGGTGGAAATGCTGAGCGCGAACCCATGGAGCCTTGAGCCGGATTGTGATCCTGACGAGCTGCGCCAAGACCCTGAGCTTGCGGCGATAGTGCAGTCCAGGTGCGACGGGATGGAGATGGCCATCAAGAACCAGTTGAAATGGTGCAAGTTTGATCGGTCAATTCGGCGAATGTGCAAGGACGCGGCGCAGATTGGGACCGGGCTGCTGATGGGTCCAAGGAACGCGGTTCGTCGCAAGCGCACGTACCGCCCGGATGGCCAGCAGAAAAGCATGATGGTGGCCGAGGAATCACTTGTCCCGGAGTTTGCCGAAGCCGATCCGTTTTTCTTTTTCCCCGAAATGACGGACCGCGCCGAGAAGGCCGAAAAGGCGTTCTACGTTCACCTGATGGGGCGCATGGAAGTGCAGAACCTGGCACCGGGGTTCGATGAGTTCCAGGTCAATGCCTTGCTGCGAACCGATCCTGACCTTGGCGAGATCGGAAAGACGCTCGCGATCCGTGCGCAATACCTTGACCAGAAGCACGCGTACAAGGGCAGGTACGCGGTCTGGCGTTACACGGGCGTCCTGAGCCGCGAGGACCTTGAGGTCTTGGACTTGTGCGGCTGCGAGGACACGCCGAACGACGACGAGGGCAATCCTGAGCCGGTTGCGATGGCTATGGCCGACATCTGGTTCTGCCAAGACTTCATACTGCGCGCCCGCCTCGCTCCGGTCCCTGACGATTTCCGCATCCCGTACTACGTTTTCGCGCCGTTCCCGCTCGATGATTTGATGTTCGGCATAGGGATGCCAATGATTGCGAGCGATTCAAACCGGGTGGCGAACGCGGCATGGCTCATGGCGCTGCACAACCAGAGCGTGTCATCCGGTCCGCTGGTGGTGATGGACCAGGGCAAGTTGCAACCGGCGGATCGACAGTGGGCCCTGAGAGGGCCGAAAGTCCTGTACACGAAGGATGGCGGCGTGCCGTCTGAGGTCATCTATGCGTTCAACATCCCGAACGAGTCAGAAGGCGCGCTCAGGATCATGGATCGCGCCATCGCGATCATGGACGAGGAACTGAACACATCGCAGTGGGCAAGTCCGGAAGGCGCTGAAGAGCATCAAACCGCGTCCGGCCTGGCGATGATCCTGAACGTTCGCAGCATCATGCAGGGGCGCGTTGCTGCGGCTGCGGATGATGACGTGTTCGAGCCGATCATTTGCCGGGCTATCTGGTGGAACAACGACCACGGCGATGACGAGGAAATCAAGGGCGAGTACATCGTTCGCCCGTTGGTCCAGTCTGAGCGATTGGTCAAAGACGTTCGGCAGCAGCAGGCCATGGCATTCACGCAGATGGTTTCCGATCCGCGCTTTGAGGGCATGGTGGACAACCGCAAGTTGCTGGAGATGAATGTCTCGCAACTTGATGGCCCGTACACGGACGTTCTTGTTCCAGAAGCCGAGTACATGGAGGCGATGGCGAACAAGCCGCCAGACCCGGCAATGCTGGAACAGCAGTACATTGCCGTCCGCGCAGAAACCGAGAAGGCCAAGCAGCAGACCGAGCTGGTCAAGGCGCAGACCGAACAGATCAAGTTGCAGCGCGAGATGCTGGAACTGCAACTGGCGTCGCAGCCGCAATCCGAAGGACCGAACCCAGGGTTCGCCTTGAAGTTAAAGCAGCTTGAACTGGACGAGAAGGAAGCCGACAACGCGCTCAAGATTGCCCAGATGCGTGAGGAAGGCGTCCGCCTTATCGCAGCGGCGCGCATGGCGGAAACACGCCAGAAGGCGCAGGAACAGGCCATGCAGAAGGAACGCGAGCAGAAGAACAAGCTCATGCTAAAAGGCATGGAACTTGAGGCCATGGCGCATGAAATTGCGCTCAAGCGTGCGACAGGTTCCGGTATATGATCGATCATCGTTCAGCTACCTGGTCGGAAGTCGCCAAGCGTGCGGAAGGCGAGATTGCAAGGCTGATTCTCGAATTGAAGAACGAGAGTCTTGATGTAAATGGCACGACACGGGTTCGAGCACGAATCCGCGCCTTCGAGGACGTGCTTTCGTGGGCAATGCCCGCAGAAGAACCACCCATTGAAGGAAGCGTTTTATGGCAGATTTAGACGTGAATGAAGAGGAAGCCTTTGCGCAGAGCGTGGCAGAGGCAGGCTTGAGCGACGCGAAGCCTGATGTTGTTGAGGAAACCAAGGCCGAGGCTGAGGAGCGGGTCGATACCCCGGCCCAAGCCGCAGAAGCCGAAGAGTATTTCCCCGGCTATGCGTCATTGCCGGAAGAGTCAAAGCAACTGATCCGGGGAAGTCTCGAAGCGGCCAAGAAAACGGCTGAATATCAGCACATGGCTGGAAAGGCCGAGGCCGACAGGCGCGCAGTAGTCGCGCGGCTTGCCCCGACTCAGCGAGAACTGGAAGCGGCGCGCAAGAAATTGCAGGAGTTTGAGGCCAAGCAATCGGTATCCAGTCGATCCAGCGCACGGGAGAAACTTGAGAAGTTCCGCGAGCAGTACCCCGACGAAGGGGAAGTGATCGCCGCTGTCAGTAGCCAATTCGAGTCCTATGCTGAGCAGGCCGAACGCGAAAAGGCGGAACTGGTGCAGAGGCTTGCGGCGCTGGAAGGCAACATCCAGTTGCAAACACAGGAACTTGAGCGTACAAGACAACGTGAAAGCGAGATTTCGGCGCTCCGGAATGAGCATCCGGATTATCTTGAGATCGACCAAGACCCAGAGTTCAAAGCCTGGCTCCAAGCGGTCGAACCCCAAGTTAAAGAACTGCTCATGGACGGAAAGGCAAGCAGCACGTCTTTCGTCTTGCACAACTTCAAGCGTGACCGTGAATACGCCAGACTGCTTCAAGCGTCCGGCACTGCGTCACCGAACACACCGGCCAAAAAGCCGCTGGCAAGATCGGTAGCAGACCCCAATCCAACGACACGACGAGCGACTGCGTTCGCGCACTCGAATTCGGCAGGCTCGCTGGACGGGGAAGATAAATTCAGCGCAGACCTGGAGCTTGCTCGGGCCGCTGGGTTTGACGTCTAAACCAATCATCCAGAGGCTACTACCATGGCAATTGCAACCTTGCCCGCCAATACCCCGGCCATCATGGCCAAGCAGATGCTCGACCGGGCAGAAGCTGAAAAGCGTATTGGCTCGGCTTTTCAATCCCGCAAGATCAACAAAAACTCCGGCAGCACGCTGATTCTGTCCCGCTGGGTCAACTCTGCCATTTCGACCACACCTGAACCAGAGGGCCAGAATCCGACGACCCAGGCGCTCACGCAAGAGTCGTACAACGGCACCATGCAGCGTTATTCGGCTGCGTTCGCAACGTCGCGCTACACCAGCGATCTGAGTCCACTCGATTGGACGAAGGGAATGACCGATGTCCTGATGACGCAGGTTGAATCGACCCGTGAGCGAATCCGCTACAACGCTGCGATCTCGACCACGAACGTGCTTTACAACAGCCCGTCGATCACCACTGTGCAGACCGTGAACGGGGTCATTACCCTTGGCCGTTTGCAGAAGGCCATCGCGACGATTCAGGCCGCAAAGGGCCAGACCTTCACGTCTGACGCGACGGGTACAACCAAAGTCGGCACGACTCCGGTTGAAGCGGGCTACTACTGCTATCACCACTCCAACGCCAACCCGGACATTCGCAACATCCCTGGATTCGTTCCGAAGGCCAAGATGGCCCCTGGCAACTACCCGATTGGCACGTTCGGCAGCGTGGACAACATCATCTTCGTGTCATCGTCCGAGTTCACCCCAGCAGCCGGTGCCGCAACCTCCGTCACCAATTCCTCGCTGCTTTCCACTGGCGGATTCCCTGACGTCTACAACTTCATCGTGTGCGCCAAGGGTGCGCTCGTTGACGTGAGCCTCGGCGGTTCCGGCAAGGAAGGCTACGGAAACGTGGAAACGTTTATTCTGGACAGCGCGGACAAATCCGACCTGACCAACTCGCGATCCGTAGTTTCTGCGGCGTGGTATGACTTGGCCATGCTGGTTTCGTTCGATTGGTTGGTAAACATCAAATGCGCCGTCACGGCGAACCCGGCCTAAGGAGAACACCATGGCAATCATCGCTTACAGCAACAACTACGCTCTGGCCCCGGACGGCAGGAACTACACCAACCTGCTGTCGGATGACAATAAGGCCCGCGGCGATTCGATCTGGATTCGTGGCACGGTTGCCGTTCCGGCAAGTACCGCCATCGCCAGTACGTTCGTCATCGCGCCTGTCGTCACTGGCGTCCGCCCTGTCCGGGCATGGTTCACCAACTCCCAAGCCAATGCTTCACTGACCTGTGATGTGGGTTACACCTCGAACGTCACAGCCATTTCGGCACTCAACGCGTTTGCAACGACCGCAACCACCGTGTCACTGACCGATGCGCAATTGAGCGCGATCACGGCATTGCCGGTGGCCGGTGACGAACTGGTGCTGACCACGCGCGCGGCCATCGTGACCACGGCTGCTGTCTGGACCGTGTTCGTCGAGTTCGTCAACGTTGGCGGGTAATCGCTCCAATCCGCAGTAATTCGCCGAGTCAGGCGATCACAACAAGCCCCCAGGTCATCGGGGGCTTTTCTTTTGGCGACCCCAACAGAGAGAGGATTCGGACGCGGGCCGGAAGCATAGGCATGGTCGCCCCACGCGCAAGCGCAGTCCGAGAAAAAGCATGGCAAACGAATCAGAAATGCAGCGGTGGATTGAGTGCCGTTTCCAAGGTCTGACGAAAGATCAGTTGATGGAAGCGGGGGAAGTTTTGAACTGCACGTTCGACCGGCGAAGCGCCGAGAAAACGATGCGGCTGCGGTTGTGCGAGAAGATCGGCATTGATTCAGGCGAAGAGCCTGAAAAGATCGTCCCGCCCGTCGTGCCGTTGAGCAAGTACACCCGTGGCGCGCTGTTTGACCCGAAGCCGAACCTCCTGCCTGGGTCGCGGTGGGGCGGCAAGCGTCACAACCTGATCGTGTTCCAGCCGCATCAGGACAGTGAGCACCCACAAAACTACTTCAAGGTCGGCTGGGAAGGCCAGACCCTATTGTTCGCGTACGGCATCAAGTTGAGCATGTCGCATCCGCACTTTCAGTCTTTGAAAACGTCTGTCAAGCGCACGATCACGCAAAAGGCGATTGTCGAGGAAGGTGTGCAGGTCGGCGTGAGGAACATCGAAACCGAGTCCCCGAACCTTGCGTTCCAGTACATCGGCGTCGAGCCGGGAACTGAGGACTTGCCGGAAAGCATTTGTCAGTACTGGCAGTGGCAGGCTGCGAAGCACAACAATTTCAAGACCCCGGAAGGAAAACCGTTCAATCGACGAATCTTGCAGGGTATTCGGTCTGACCTGTACGGTCCGGTCGGCGCGGCGTTCTACAAGGATTTGACTGACGAGGACATCCTGTACGACATCCTGCGCTTCCTGCATGGCGACAACGCTGACGAGGCGATGGCCGCGTGAAGAAGATTCAGCGCATCGCGCAAGGGTTCAACGTAGCGCCGCTTGCAGCGGCGTTGCGTTCCGACCACGGGTTCTGGGATCAGGACACGATGCGCACGGCGTCACCGGATTCCCCGCACCATGGGGTTTCTGACATTTTCGTGCGCTATGCGGCAGATCCGAAGGTGCCTGGTCCGCATGAGTCCGTGTGGTATCCGTGCGCGGACGTCCTGCCGGTAAAGCCGCTTTGCTACGACCTGATGCGCATGGTTGACGGCAACCGCCTTGGCGGCGTGCTGATTACCCGCATCCCGGCGTTCGGCGGCGTCAAGCCGCACATTGATCGTGGGTGGCACGCGGAAACCTACCGCAAGTTTTGCGTACAGGTCGAGAGCGCGCCAGGCCAGAAGTTCGTTGTCGGGAAAGAAGAGCTGGAAGCCGCCCCAGGCGACGTGTACGAGTTCCGCAACGAGTATTCGCACTACGTCACCAACCCAACCGATTCGATCAGGGTTTCGCTGATCGTGTGCATCCAGACCGACAAGGTGTTCTCGTGACCTATCTTGAACTGTGCCAATTCGCGCACCGATACATTGGCGGCGGGAATTCCTTGCCGGGGACGGCACCCACGACGGTTGTCGGCCAGGTGGGGGAATTGTTCGAGCTGGTGAAGTCGGTTGCCGATGCGTATCGGGCGATCCAGAACGAGCAGGATCAATGGCTTTTCATGCAGAAGCAGGGGACGTTCACGCTGGCGAACGCGGGCCGGGTTATTTCGCGGGTGACGCTGATAACCCAAGTCGCGGACTACGACGATATCCGGGCCGACCTGTTTGGCGGCGGGTATCGGTTCATGCAGATTTACTCGACGTCTGGCGGCGCGAACACAAACACGCCAGTCATCTACGTTCCATACCAGACATGGCGCGGGACGCTGGACATGAATGCCATTCCCACCGGCAAGCCAAGCATGTTCACCGTGCAGCCTGACCGATCCATTGAGTTCAGTTCGACGGCGGATCAGGCGTACACGTTCGTTTGCGACTACAAGCGGTCCATTGACTCATGGATTCAAACGGGCGGTTCGGCTGACACTCAAACCCCGATCTTCCCAGAACGCTTCCATGAAGTCGTCGCATGGCGGGCAATCATGTTCTGGGGCGGGAGCGTTGAAGATCCTGGCAAATACCAATTCGCACGCGACGAGTACCGCAGGATCATGGATCAGCTTCGCGCAGACCAACTGCCGGAATGGACGCCACACACCACGGCGTTCTACGGCGGCGTCGCCAACATTGGAGGTGGATTCTAGTGCCTTTCGTAATCAACCAAATCGACGGCGGTCTTGATCTCGTCTCGTCTCCCGTTTTCGTTGCCCCTGGCCGACTTCAGGATTGCTCGAACTTCGAGGTTGCGATCAATCAGGGCGTGAAGTCGGTCGATGGGTTTGAGCGGTTCGATGGAGGTCAGAGCCCTAGTGTAGCTGGGTATTTTTGGCGTGCTGAATTGACTGGAAACGCGGTAGGCATTGGTCATCTTGTATCAGGAACGTTCATTGGTGGATACGGCGAGATTGAGTGGGAAACTGATTCTGATAGCGGGACTCTAATTTGTCCTTGTGTTGCAAGTGGGTCCACATCCGCAACGACAGGCTATGTATATTTCATAACCACAAGCAAATCAGACTCAAACATTCTTGTGAGCCTGATAAACGGAACAGGCGGGTATTCGTATTCTGATACGACATTCACGCAGTACACAGCAGACGCATCAACAGCCGCTATTTTCACGAGGGGCTCTATCGCGTCGAACGCTGCGTTTTCTACGACAAATGACAAACTGAACGCAATGGCTGCGTATTACAACGTGGTTCGTGCTCAAGTTCAGCCTGTCCCAGGCCAAGGCAACGTCCTCGGCCTGTTCTGGCTGAAGGATGAACTGTATGCGTGCCGTGATTACCTTGCGCTTGCGTACAACCTGAGAACGGACATTCCGAATCCCGGCGATGAGCTTTACATGGGCGCAAGCTACGCTACGGCCACATGGAAAGGTTTTCTCGCCAAGGAACAGGTCACCGGGTCGGCTGGTCAAGACGGTAATTTCTCCGGATCGATGATGTTCTACAACACGACCGGAACGCCATCGACTGGGACGATCTACAACCACACGCAATCAGACGTTGCGACGGCTACGATCACGGCCACGAGTGCCGCATCCTATGGCGCAGGGCTTTACCGGGCAGATGGTGGGCGCGGCACGACGCCTACAACGCAAAGTTGGCAGCACATGGATATTGGCTGGAACGTCACCTACAAGGATGGCGTTGCAGACTTTGTACCAGCCAACAGGATCAGGCCAACGGAAGATATTGAAACCCTGATTCAATCTACTGATTGGGTTGTTCCAGACATCATTTATCAGACCGGAAATTCCTGGCTTCAGGGTGGCACATGGAGTGCGTTTCCAAGTGCTGATGGCCTGCAATCGGATGACGGAGATACCAGTTATTTCGGATGCCTTCACACAGCAACGGGTGCACGTGCCCAGTATTGGGTGAACACTTTTGGCCTGACGGACACAGATATTCCTGATGGATCGACCGTTACCGGATTCACGGTAGAGGTAAAGCGCAGGGCGTATCGTGGCGGAACGGCAACTGGAAACATCCGAGACTACTCGTTGCAGTTGAAGTTCCCTGCGTCCGCAGGATTGGACGGTCCTCAGCATTTTGCCAATCAGTCGGCCAACTGGCCGATCAGCACGACAGACCCAGACGATCCGCTGTATGCGACAGCTACTTACGGCGGAAGCCAGTCGCTTTTGGGGTACAACGGAGTCACCCCGGATGACGTGAAGCATTCCGACTTCGGGTTTGCGATGAGTACGCAGTGCGTCGGATACGGCGCTGGCACGGTTGGCGTGCAGGCCAGGGTGACGCGGGTTAGGATCAAGGTTCACTTCGTCCCCCCGCAGTCGAAGATCTACTTCTGGGACGGCAGTACGGCTGTCTCGGCTGAAGTGGTGATGCCATACAAGGTTTCAGGGTCTACAAGCCTTTCCACGGCTGCGGGGCAATTGTTCTTGATGAATGTCGGAAGCAATCGCGCCGTTGGAGCGAACGAGGAAATCAGGACGTACCCGTCGCCAGGTGTCACCCCGGATGGCGGGGCTGCGGACGGATCAACCCTGATTGCCAAGACGCAAACATCGGTCGAGCGCAACGTGATGGACTGGGGCGCGCTTCTTAGCGCGCAGAAGTCCAAGTACCAGTATGCCGTGAGCAATTTCTACGCCGCAGCCAATTTCGAGGCTATCTATGGCGTCTCAGGCGCTGGTCCGGCCTTCATGTACGACGGCTATGCGTTCACGCGCATCTACACTGGCACGCCGATTGCCGACGACATTCCGCGCCACGTCTCTGTTCACCAGTTGCGCATGTTCCTTGGGTACAAGTCAGGTTCCGTGCAGTACAGCGTGGCAGGCAATCCCCTGAGTTTCGACCCGCTGAACTTCGCCGGGGAAATTGGCGTTGGGTCAGCAGTTCGTGGTTTGATGGAATTGAATGGTGACACGCTTGCAGAGCTTACCCAGCAAGGCGTTTCGATGATCCAGGGTGACGTTGGATTGACCCCATACCCTGGCGTCATATCACCTGACGTTGGTTGTGTGGAATACACCGCGCAGTCCATGGGCCAGTTCATGTACACCAGTTTTAGGGGCGTGCAGAACCTTCGAGCAACGCAGTCCTACGGCGACTTCGACACTTCTCAGTTCTCGTGGGACGTTTGGAGTTTCTTGCGGCCTCGTGTCCAGACGTCCGAGTTTTTCGAGTCGGCGAACATTGGCGTCATCAATTCGCTGGCAGTTCGCAACAAGTCCCAGTACCGGCTGATGTTCGCGGACGGCAAGCAGTTGACGGCGACGTTCTTGCGTGAAGGCGAGATGCCGCAGTACACGATCCAGGACTACACTAATGCCAGTGGCGATCCGTTGACATGGGATGTCGTGACGTCCGGAGTGGAATCCAATGGCCGCGACAGGCTGTTTGGGGCAACGAACGATGGCACTGGATACGTCTACGAGATTGATCGCGGCAATAGCTTCGACGGGCACACCATCGATGGGCATGTGACTCTTGTGTTCGACGACCAGCGTTCGCCGTTCCAGGACAAGCGATTTACCGACTGCCAGGTGTACGGCGCATCGACAGACTACGCGACCTTCACGATGAGTCGATCAGTCAACTATGGCAAGCCTGACCCGGCCATCTACTACACGCACACGTTTGGAAGCCTTACGGCAGTCCCGACCGGCGAGGAAAGGTTTTTTTCTTCAGCTACGCCGGTCAGGATTTTCGGAAGGAACATTGCACTCAGGTTCGATATTAACAGCAGCACGCAGAGCCCCGTGACCATTCAGGCTATTGCCTTCGACGCCATCCCTGCCGGTGAGAAACGCACATGAGCTATTACAGCATCCTTCCGAGTCAGCGAGTCGGAACTGGCCGGAGTTTCACTGGCCAGAACCCTGACCCAATGCGCCCGAAACAGCTACCCAATGGTGGTTTCAGGACGCGAGACGTCAACCCCGACGAGCTTTCCAGCAACCAGCTTGAGACTATCCTTGACGAAAACGGCCAGTACGTTCAGCGCGCCAGGAACGCAGGTATCGCGCAGGCCAATTCACGTGGACTGTTGAATAGTTCGATGGCGGCTGGCGCAGCACACGGCGCGGCGATTGATGCGGCAATGCCGATGGCCATGCAGCAGGCAGCCGCATACACCAATGTTGGCGATAGGAACATGGATGCCGAGAACCGCTACCTGATTGAACAGGGTGGCTGGAACAACGCACTTGCCCTGAATCGCGCCGATAATGCATCGCGCATGGAATTGGCACGGATGCAGGCAGAAAGGGACAAGGATCGCTTCGATCAGGAGTTTGCCGAAAGCCAGCGGCGGTATGACATTGACTGGGACCGTGAGCGCGAAGGAATGACTAACGCGAGAAACAACTACATCGCATCCGGGATCATGAGCACCGTATTTTCAGATCCATCGGTCTGGCGCGATGGCCCTGGTGCCATGGGTCTTGCCAACTACTACGCACAGAACTTCGGCCAGTTGTGGGGTTCTTTGTTTGACCAACCCAATCCGTAAGGAGAATCGAGTATGCCGTGGGGTGTAGTCGCAACCGCAGCCGTAGCCGCGTACAGCAGCTACGAAGAACAAAAGGCCGCAGAGGAAAAGCAGAAAGATGACAAGGAAATGTCCGAGCTTGGGTTCCAGCGCCAAGCGTGGCTGGACCAGCAGCAGCGCAAATGGAACCTT